AGAACCTTTACCACCATCTACACGATAACAAGATGTATATTCACCTGTGCAGTAGAATTTAGGAAAATGTTTTGTGATGGCCTGTAGGAATACTCTATCTTGTCCCCAACCACCATGCCAAACACTTGCAATCTTATTTGCTACCTCTGTTTTAATGAAGTAACAATTAGTATCTATGTGATGAACTCCGTGATATGTTGGCCAGATACCAAGTGATTCACAATCATCAAAGCAAACAAATTTACCTGCTTTATCATATACTTGACGGAGAGAATAACACCAATCTAAAGCTCTTGTGTTAATTGTTTTGATACAGTTTTCCACATGAGACCGATATAACCAATTGTCTTGGTCGAGATAGGCAACATATTCTGTATTAACTAGGTGTGTGAAAGCGGCATAGACACGGTGACCATAAAACCCTTTGGCACCGACATTGATTGGTAGAGAACAGACATGAACTCGGACATCATCAATCGCTGAGTCCAACACTTGTAGAGTTTTATCCAAGTGTTCATCACCATCTACCACAACATAACATTCGACATGATGACTTTGGTTTAAAACAGATTCAACGGCAGTTTTCAACTCTGGCGAACCAGTAGTGGGTATAATCACAGTAGTAGACATAATTTAATCTCTTGTTAGTTTTAGAATTCTCTCTATTTGTTTCTCTATAATTGGTTTACGATTTGGCCAATATATGTATTCTTTATCTCCGGTTGAATGTAACTTCTGAAGAAAAGGAATAATCATCTTTTCTACTTCAGCCAATCTTGCTTTGTAGTTGTCGGCTGTTTCTTCGGTATTTTTAATTACTGCATTATATTCTGCTTCAGATACGGCAGAAAAACCAAAGTCATCTTCGACATTAGCATACTCTTTCATTACTCGGTCAAAATCAGTTAATGGCATATGTTAGTATAACTTTCCGAAAGGACCAAATCCTTTGCCTCGTTTTTCAGCCAAGAAGAATAGGTCTGTTATGAATCCTTGCATCTTTTTCTTTGGAAGAATAACCAATTCATACAAAAATTTTATTTGCATTAGTTTTGAGTTTGCAGTTCCATAATTATTTTCATCCATCATCATTTTTAAAATGTTTTCGGAAAATGTTGTGTCTGAATCAATTTGTGTTTCTACATGATTTTTTATAAGATTGAACATGCCTTTATATTTTTTATCTTCTGTATTAAATTCAACAGCAGAAGATGGAAATTTATGCCAGTCGTTGACAAAATCAATATTGTATTTCTTTGCTGCCTTTTCTACCAATTCTACTGGAGCTTTACCTATTTGTGCCGAACCGCCTGGTTCTTGAAATTCAAATATTAAATTTCCAGGCCTGTATGTTCTACCTGACGTTCTTACAGTTAGTGTATAATTAACTTTCTCTTTAGAATATACAACTGTAAAAGAAATTCTGGCATCATTTGCTTTGAATGTACCATCATCTCTCAACTTCAAATCACATTTTATATTATTTACGGTGAAAGTAGGATTCTTGCCACTAACAAACAGAGCTCCTTCTTTAATATTAACTTCTTGATAACGTGCCTCAGGTACTCTTTTATCAACCAATTTTAATGATATTCCAACAACTTTTCTTTCTTTAAAAAGAGTTCTTAGTGTGGCGTTTAATTTTTCAATATCATTACTATTCTCTACAGCATCTTTAATAATTTTAGTAACTTCTCTTTCATTTTGAATACACCAAACATCAGCTGGATCCCAAGCGTCTTTTTTATTAATACCGTATTTTTGATTTACTAACTTGGAAACAAAGTCCATGAATCCGCCTTTAACACTAAACTCTTTAAATTTAGCATCAGAGAATTCATCTAAAAATCTTTTTTGTTGTTTATAAAAACTGTTTACCCAATCAAGAGTGACAAAGGGGTAAATTCCTTTTTTTGTTGTTGTACCAATTATTTCTTTTTTAAATTTATCATCATTTAAAATTTCTTCAGCACTTTTATATTTACGATTGTAATTCAAAGCTTGGTCGAAAATCCATGCAGAGGTTTTCTCTTGCATTTCTGTTAATTGTGATGCGGTCGGTTTAGTAGCCATTTTATCTAATGATTTGAATGTCTTTACCTGAAGTCCAAACTTCAAGTTCTGTTCTTAATCTACCCTCTGATTTAAGGGTTTCGTACCTATTTATAGCTTTGTTCCGCCACCATTCAATAACATTTTTTAAATGGTGTTTATCATAGTTTTCACCAGGTAAAAGTTTGTCTGTTTTGCAAGCCATGTAATCAATGTAGTTACTGTAACCATAGTTTGATGTATAATATCTTTTCTTTTCTGTCAACGATTTTGCTTTCTCAATCGTTAAAGAGAATGCCTCTGCTTCAGGAGTTCCCTTTAAAGCAGCTTTGGTTAAAGCAATAATCTTTGTAAATGTTCTAAGTTTTCTACTGGTGGTTTTTGTATCACCTTCTAAAATATCTCCAACTTTACTTTCCACAAATTCTTTCAATTGAGTATATCGTTCACCGTGCATCATTGGTACCATATCGGAATCAGTTACACCTTGAAAACGAATATACGGCTTCATACCATCATATTGAGAAACACCTTTTGTTGAACCATATAAACTGGTAGTTTCAAATAAACACAAATTCATATTGTATTTTTTATTACAGATTTCTCTCACTTCGTGACTGGTACAAATGGCAGCCATAAGTTTACCACCAATATAATTAAAACCAAATGGCTGACTCGGTACAATTACGAATCCCATCATAGAAGAATCATTGAATCGTTTTGTTGTGTCTGGATTCTGCGAGAACACCTGTCCAAGAAGTTCATTGCGTGGTCGCATATAGATTACAGGTGAACCCAAACGAATGAATCCTAGAATCTTTCCTGTGTTCTTTTCTTTGGCTGCCAATTGAATATTTCTGCCAACTGGTGCCTTATTGATGTGTGATGATGTAATGGCAAGTAAATTTTCCCATGTGTCATTTGGTATTTCACAGACTTCAATTTCCATATCTTTTGGATGCATTGAGAAATCGGAAAACAAATCATCTTCAAGTGGAAATAATGTTTGTGGTATATCATCCAGGTTTTTCAGTTTTTCATCACGCATGTATTCTTCAATACTGTTGATGTTACCAAAATAGTCTTTGAATGCTTTAGCACAAACTAAAGCATCTTCTCTTTCTAATATCATACTTTGAATCCACTAAATGATTTCTTTGGACGTTCTTCTCTTGTACCAAATGTGTTCAATGGTTTATCGTGGCCAGCATCTGCAATACCCATCTGTGCAGCCTGTTCAACATCATATAGTTTCATTTTTGCACGGTCAACACCGAGTGTGAATCGTTTGTGGAATGTTGGGTCATTGTATCGATTTTTCAATTGTTTGACCATGATTTGTCCAAGTTCTTCCAGTTCTTCGGAAGAAATTAGAGCAAACATCAAGTCTGCGGTGGCGGGAAGTCCGAATGATTCAGACGTATCTTCCAGGCCTGGATCACTGGATGTATATCCGCTTCTGGTAGTCTGTGTAGCAGATACAATAGGAACATTAAACTCAACAGCAAGGCCACGTAATTCTTCTGCAATTGCTTTGACATAGGTGTAGGAATTAATGTTACTACCAGCTTTAATACGAGCACTGCAACAAATATTGAGATAATCAACAAATATAATGTCAGGTATAAAAGACCTTTTAAGATTAAGTTCATTCAATAGTGTCCTGAAGTGAATAGTGGATGCCGATGCGGTTGGATATTCTTTGATAATCAACTTACCTGTAGTTTTTTCACGGACTCTAGCCACCTTCTTATCATACATGTCTTTTGGTAAGTCCATCAAATCATCAATTGTTACGTTCAATAAGTTTGCATCAATTCGTTCTGCAATTTTTTCTTCACTCATTTCCAAAGTGAGGTATAATACATTTTTGCCTTGAACCATGCAGCCAGCAGCCACATGACACATAAAAAGAGATTTACCAACACCAGTGCCTGCAAGAGCGATATTGAGTGTCTTATTAGGTAAACCACCTTTTGTGATTTTGTTGAAGTAGTCGAGGTCGAAAGGTATTCTTTCCTCTTTTCTATGATAGAATTCATATCGAGCATCTGAGTCCTGTAAATAATCGTGACCTACTGAACTGTCAAAAGAGACCGCCAAGGCGTCTGATAAAATCTTAGGAATCTGGCCTTTGTCGTGTTGTTTGTCTTTTCCATCGAGAATAGAGATAGAACCCAATACTGCATTGTAAATGGCTTTTTCTTGACAGAATTTTTCTGATTTATCGATAAGCCATTGTATCTCGGAAGTTTCATCTTTATGTTTTGCAATTTCTTCCAGATAAGTTTCTGCTCTCTGAACTTCGTCAGCTGTGAGATTTCTCTTGTCTTTGATGGCAATACTAAGTGCTTCAATAGTAGGTGAACTGTTGTAAGTATTCGTGAATGATGTAATCTCATTAAATAAAGTTCTTTCTACACTATCACTAAAGTATTCTGTTTTTACAAATGGTAAAACTTTCCTAAGAAAGTCCTCATTGTAAATCAAGTTTTTTAATATTGTCTGTTCCAGTTTCATCAATCACTTCCTGCTCAACATTAGAGCTCATTATTTCTACAAGTAAATCACCAAGATAGTTTTTAAAGTCCATGTCTTTTTCCAGCTTCTTTGGACTATCAACTTTAGATTCTATCACATCATAAGCAAAAAGTAAATAGACCTGGTCATTTTCTTCTTTAAACTTTACCTTACCATATTTGAATACGGTATCTTTGTATTTGCCATCCAAAAGTCTAATGTGAACCGCTGTGGTATCATCTTTTGGATAAATGAAACAATAATCTAGTCCTTCAATCATCTTTTATACCATCAAATCGTTTTTCTTGAATCGTTTTTTCTTTGACTACTTTCCTTGGATTGTCTGAATGATGACTATGTTTAATGCCGTTCTTTTGTTCATAGACATCATGTGCAATCGTTTTATGCCTTCTTTTGGAATGTTTTACTTTTGTTTCAATATCACTCATCTTCAGCACCATTCATAGTTTCAACTTCAAAAGCTTCTTCAACATCTTCTTGCATGATACTGCCAGCTGCAATTTGATATTTGTTTTTAATATAGTCTTGGAATGACTTTTGCTTTAAAATTGGTAACCAGAACTCTTTGCTGTCTGTGTCTTTAATTCGATATTTCTTTTCTTGGATTTCTCCGTCCTCATCTACTTGACTGTACCAACCATTACTAGGTTTAACCACATGTCCAGATTCAAGGGCAATATCAAGTAGACCGCTCCACTTACTAATACCACCATCGAAAGATACAGTAACAGGAATTTTAGATTTTTCTTTAACATAACGAGATTTTTCAACATTAATTATAAAATTGTAACCAACAACTTCAGTACCTTCTTTTTCTTGTTGACGGCCAATGATGAAAATATTATCCGCAGAATAATAAGAACCTGTTCCACCACCAACAATGTCTTTAGGGAACATACCAATTTCTTTGTAAGTGTGATTAACTACAATCATTGGTACATCTTTCATTGTAAGGTGTGGTGTCACCATACGGAATAATGATTTGACTTGTTTGGCACGGGACATATC